GGTTACTCTAAGCCTTGGGTAAACGCCGCCTAGACTTCGCGCCTGATGAGCTTGCTAGGTATGGTCGAGTATTGTGTGAACGATGTGAACTTAACGTATGACATATACCACCGGATGTTAGACGTATGGGTTCCCGCTCATTGAGATGAAGCTCATTGATATGACGCTACGCATGTTCACTCAACCGATGTTGGAGCTAGATACAACACTGCTGAAAAAGCACTTGCTAAGAGGTGCGCAACACAAAACGCCAGCACTTGGTTAACACGCTAACTGCGATTGGTAAACCCGACTTGGCCGCTTCGGTGCTCATGGACGGTGAAGAGAATGATGAGGTGCAGAAGTTATTGCGCTCTAACGAGCAGTTCGCTGGGTTACTGATGACACTGCACGTAGAACCCCCGACCAAGATTAGCGCTACTACAGGTAAACGAGCGTGGGCTTTTGCGAAAACCGATGATGGGTTCAGGGCACTGCAAGAGCATGATGACCCTAGGGTGCAAGCGGTGGTTGCGGCAAGGTTAGGTGTGAAGACCACGTTGGAAGAGACCCGCACAGAACGGTTTATTGATATGGCTACACGGGGAAGGTTCCCGATACCGTTAAAGTACGCAGGGGCTAGGACGTTTCGCTGGTCAGGCATGGACTCGGTGAATATGCAGAACCTACCTAGCCGTGGTCAGGTGACACTTAAGCAAGCGATCAAAGCCCCAGAGGGCTACAGTATTGTCGGTGCGGACTTATCGAACATCGAGTTACGTGTGGGGTTGTGGTTGGCGGGGCAGACGGATAAGCTAGAGCAGTTGGGTGCAGGTAAGGATCTATATAAGGACTTCGCGTCTAAGGTGTTCGAGGTACCTTACGATGAGGTAACCAAAGAGCAAAGGTTTATTGGGAAGACATCGCAATTGTCCTTGATTTATGGTGTCGGTGCGGGTAAGTTGCGTATGGCGATTAAGACCGGCTCGGGCACAGACATCGGGGAAGGTGAGTCTAAACGTATTGTGGATCTGTACCGCACACAGTACGCCAAGGTTAAGTCTACGTGGGACGATGGCGAACATTGTTTGCGTCAGATACTGCACGGTAAAAGCCGGAGCTATGGGCATATGGGGGTGGTGAAGGTTCAAGGGCGTCAGGGGTGCCTACTGCCGTCTGGGTTGTATTTACGGTACCCAGATCTCAAACAGATTTCCGAGGACGGTAAGAAGAAGTGGACGTACCACACCCGCAAGGGTCGTGAGTATTTGTATGGCGCCAAGTTTTTCAAGGGCTTGTGCAGAGTTTAGCTCGGTGTGTTATGGCTGAGCAGATGCTACCTATAAACCGTCGGTACCATACCCTATTGACGGTGCATGACGCATTGTATATTCTTGCGAAGGTTGGGGAGGAACCTGCGGCTGTGGACTTTGTCCTTGCACAAATGCGAATCGCCCCCACTTGGATGCCCGGCATACCGCTAGACGCGGAAGCAGGGTTTGGCCCCACTCTTGCGGATTGTTAACAATGAACAGCTACGACACGGATTACGCGCTATACCTAATCAACACCAAGCAAATGATTGCGAATATGCGCAATGCGTTTTTAACCGGCGACTATGATACAGCAGTAGCGCTAGGTACTAAGGCGATGGTAGAATTAAGATTAACTGTACTCGCAATGACGCACGTCAGGGATTTAGATAAACACAAGGATTAGTATGCCTAACGTAGCATGGTCGTACTCGGCGCTTAAGACGTTTCAATCATGCCCCAAAAAGTACTACCACCTTAAAGTTGTGAAGGACGTTAAGGAGTCCCTCTCAGAGATCATGCTGTACGGTGTCGACGCCCACAAAGCGGCTGAACTGTATATCTCTGAGGGCAAAACCCTGCCGGGCAAGTACGAGTTCATGCGTCGCCAGTTAGATACACTAAAGAATTTGAAGGGCGACAAGCACTGTGAGTATAAGTTCGGGCTTACCAAGGACATGGAACCCTGCGGGTTTTTTGCTAAGGACGTTTGGTTGCGTGGGGCTATTGATTTGCTGGTGATAAACGAAGACTCCGGTACCGCCCGTATGATTGATTATAAGTTTGGCAAGTCAAAGAACGCAGATTTGAGCCAGTTGCAATTGATGTCGCTAGCGGTGTTTAAGTTGTTCCCAAACATCACGAAGGTTAAGGCAGGGCTGTTGTTTTGCCCTGAGGATAAAATGATGCCAACGCAGTATCGCGCTGATGATGCGAGTAAGATGTGGATGGATTGGCTACCTGATGTCGCAAGGTTAGAAGGCGCGTTTGAGCATGGGGTTTGGAACGCATCACCCTCTGGGCTATGTAAGGGGTGGTGCCCTGTGGTGTCATGTCAACACTGGGCACCTAAGAGAACAAGATAATGAAAAAGTATAAGGCTTAAAGGAATATCATGGCAACCAGTAAACGAGATTATCGTCAAGAGTACGACGCCTATCAAGGCAAAGACGATCAGAAAAAAACCGTGCCAAACGCAACGCAGCCCGTCGAGAGTTAGCTCGTGAGGGTCGGGTGGCTAAGGGTGACGGCAATGATGTAGATCATAAGAAACCTATATCAAAGGGTGGCGCAAACAGTAAGTCAAACCTGCGTGTGGTTGCAGGGAATAAAAACAAATCGTTTAGCCGCAACTCAGATGGATCGGTGAAGCGTAACTCACCAAAGAAGTAAGTGCCTAGCGCTTTAGGGATTGCGTAGTAAGCAGTCTCTAAATCAGTAGGTACCGGTGTTAGCGACCTTAAGTGACGTTCCTTGGCAGGCTTCGCAGCTTAAAACCCGTGCTTTATCGGGGGCCTACCTAAACTTCAAAGACCACTTTGGAGCGGTAGTCTATTTGGAGACGAGATGGAGATCATTGATAACAAAGCGCTTAAGCTCAAACTGCGCAGCCCGCAGCGTGTGTTGGAGTGCATACCCAAGAGCCAAGTGCTATCACAGAACGCCGATGGTAGCAGTAACGTGTTGGTGCATTGGGGGATCGAAGAGGCGCAGGTGCTTAAGAATCTACGTATCAAGAACGTGCCATCCCCCATCATCGCTAAGTACAAGTGGACAGGCAAACCGAGAGCCCCTTTTGCGCATCAAAAACATACCGCTGCGTTTCTAACGCTGCATCGTAGGGCGTACGTGTTTAACGATCCCGGCAACGGGCAAAACGCTTAGCATGATCTGGGCAGCCGACTACTTACTGGCGGCCTAAAAGCAGATCAAACGGATACTGGTTATATGTCCGGTGTCGGTCATGCGAGCCGCATGGGTGGATGATCTGTTTCATTGGTGCGATGCACCGCAGTGTTGATGTGGCCCACGGCACACGGGAGGCAACGGGAAAGCCGTTATCGCACAGACCGCAGAGTTTGTCATCATCAACTTTGATGGTATCGAGATCGTGCAGAAGGAGCTAATGGACGGGGGGTTTGACCTTATTATTATTGACGAGGCGAACTACGTGAAGACCGCGACCACTAACCGATGGAAGGCAATCAATAAATTAGTGCGCCCTGACACATGGCTGTGGATGGCTACAGGTACCCCGGCCTCGCAGTCCCCACTAGACGCATATGGGTTGGTGAAAATGATGCACCCTACAACTGCGCCTCGATCGTTCGGGGTGTACCGTGACTCGGTGATGGCTAAAGTAACCACGTTCAAGTGGCTACCGAAACTCAATGCCATTGATACGGTGAACCGGCTACTGCAACCTGCGATACGCTTTACCAAGGATGACTGTTTAGACCTACCAGATATTATCTACACCACTCGAGACGTGCCGCTCACCAAGCAGCAATTAAAACTCTACGAGCAGTTGCGAAAGAATATGGCCGCACAAGCCGCAGGTGAAACCATCAGTGCAGTGAACGCAGCGGTGGGCTTGCAGAAACTATTGCAGGTGAGTTGCGGCGCGGTGTACTCCGATGACAGGGCCACGGTTGAGCTCGACATCAGCGAACGGTTCAAAGTGTTATTAGAAGTTATCGAGAGCACAGATAATAAAGTGCTCGTGTTCGTGCCATACACCAATACGCTCGAACTACTACAAGAGAAGCTACTTGCCAAAAAATATACGGTAGATACGATTTACGGTAAGGTGTCCGCCACCAAACGCGCAGATATTATTAAACGCTTTCAGGGGCAGCCCGATCCTAGGGTGCTTATCATACAACCGCAAGCTGCGTCACACGGGATTACCCTACATGCAGCAGACACGATTGTTTGGTGGGGCCTATTATGTCCTACGAGACTTATGTGCAAGCAAACGCACGTATTCACCGCGCTGGGCAAAAAATAAATGTTTGGTGGTACGGTTACAAGGCAGTCCCGTAGAGCGTAAACGGTACAAAGCCCTCGATACTTGCGAGGACACCAGTGAGAGTTTGCTAGAAATGTTTAAAGAGGTATTGACAATGTAAAGAAGTGCCTTTACAATAGAAGTTCATTAGGGAGAGAGCCATGAGCGCAACAGCCGACAAGCTAGTTAATGCCTACGTTAAGATGCGGGACTACAGGTCTCAACTGAAGGCACAACACGACGAGCAGGACAGCGCAGTAAAAGAGCAAATGGAGTTAGTTGAGAGTCAGTTGCTCGAGCTATGCAAAACCACTGGAGCTGACAGCTTACGTACGAAATATGGTACGGTTTCTCGCACAGTACAAACACGCTACTGGACGAGCGATTGGGAAGCGATGCATAAATTCATTATGGAACATCAAGCCCCCGATCTGTTAGAGCGACGTGTTTCGCAACTTCAGATGCGGGAGTTCATTAAGGAAAACCCCGATAGTATGCCCGTAGGTTTAAACGTCGATAACCGATACACTGTAAATATTAGAAGGAGTAAAGCATGATAACGGAACGTCCCATGACGACCGCGCAAGTAGCAAGAGCATTAGGGGTCAGCCGCGCCACAATACTGGGGGTGGCACGTAGAGAAGTAGATCCCTTACCAAGCATAAAGATCGGTACCCATTACCGGTTTTTCTGTAGTGATGTTGTGCGGTTCTTTAGCATACCCGCAGACAAACTTGTATCAAACACCCCCGCTGTTAATCAGGAGAGCTAGCATGAGTGAATTATCGTTGTTCAACAAAGACAAACTACCCGCGTACCTGAAGGACCTTGCGCGAGATGAGATCACTAAGAGCATGGTTGGCGGTGGCGGTACACCAAAGATTTCGATTAAGGGTAGTGTGTTTCGCAAGATCGTAGGCGGTGAAGAGGTTATGCGAAACGAGGACCGTGCCATGAACATGGTCGTCCTTAATAGTGCGCCCACTGAGTACCGCACGTTCTACGCTGGTGTGTTTAAGGAAGGCGAGAACTCAGGCCCCGCATGTTGGTCATCGGATGGGGTGAAGCCTGACAGCGTTATCCCTACACCCCAACACAGTAGCTGTGCCGAGTGCCCGCAGAACATCAAAGGTTCGGGTCAGGGCGATAGCCGTGCTTGCCGATTCAGCCGTTGGATGGCAGTGGCATTAGAGAACGATCTTGAGGGTGATGTGTTGCAGCTAGTGCTGCCGTCGCAGTCAGTGTTTGGTAAGGGTGAGAAGGGCAAGTTGCCTCTACGTCAGTACGCTAAGTTTTTAGATGCGCACAACCTACCTATCACTGCGGTCGTAACAG